GATTTTATTAAAGGTGGCGGAGTAACTGGAGCTTTAGTTAGAGGTATTACAAAAACACAAAAGCAAAAAAATAAAACTACTAAAGGTGGTGATGTATTTGGTGGAGAAGCTTATGGTTATAATGAAGCTGAAGAAAAAAGAGATTTTATAGCTCTAAAAAATAATCAACCAAATAATTATAGAGATAATTCTAACGAAACTAGACCTGAAGGTATAGAAGTTGCTAAAGCTTCAACACCTACGAATGAAGTAAGCAAAACTCAAGCTGATGCAGTTTCTGAAGCGCCTAAAGGACCAACATCTATTGAAATGGCGCAAGCTGAAGAAGATGCTGAGGCTAAAAGATTATTAAAAATAAAAAGAGAAGGTAGAAAATCTACTATCTTAAATATTCCAGAGGAAGAACTAACTTTATCTAAAAAAGTTTTACTAGGTTAATATGCAATCAGAAGAATACAGAAAGTTCGCAAAAGAACTAAAAGATAATTTATCTCGACTACAAACTAAAAGACAAAACTGGGAAAGCCATTGGCAAGAAGTTGCTGATTATATGCTTCCAAGAAAATCTGACATCAATAGAGAAAGGTCTAAAGGAGATAAAAGAAACGTACAAATTTATGATAGTACAGCAGTACATAGTTTAGAACTATTAGCTAGTTCTTTACATGGTATGCTTACATCTAACGCTCAAAGATGGTTTCAGTTAAGATACAAAGAAGCAGCGTTTAATGATTTAGACGAAGCGAAAGAATGGTTAGAAGATGCTACTGAAAAAATGTATGTAGCTTTTGCTAGATCTAACTTTCAACAAGAAATTTTTGAAAACTACCATGATCTTATAGCATTTGGTACTGCTTGTTTGTTTATAGAAGAAGATAAAGACGATATAATTAAATTCTCAGCAAGACACATAAAAGAGATTTATATTACAGAAAACGATAAAGGTTTTATCGATACTATTTACAGAAAATTTAAAATGACTGCTAAAGCAGCATTTGAAAGATTTGGTAAAGACAACATTAGTAGAGACTTAGCTGTCAAATTTCAAAAGACACCGTTTGATGATGTCGAGCTAGTTCACGTTGTTAGACCAAGATCAGTTTACAATCCAAGTAAACTTGATAAACAAAATATGCCGTTTCAATCCGTTTATATGGAATATGAAACAGGACACATAATTTCCATCGGTGGGTTTAGAGAATTTCCTTATGTCGTTCCTAGATACTTAAAAGCATCGAACGAAATCTACGGCAGATCGCCTGGTATGAACTCTTTACCTGACGTTAAAGTCTTAAATAAAATGGTGGAAGTATCAATGAAGGCTGCGCAAAAACAAGTGGATCCGCCTTTGTTGGTTCCTGATGATGCAATGATCTTGCCAGTTAGAACTGCGCCTGGATCTTTGAATTACTATAGATCAGGATCAAGAGATCGTATTGAAGCTTTGAATATTGCGGCTAACAATCCGTTAGGTCTTAATATGGAAGATCAAAGACGAAGATCTATCTCACGTACATTTCATGTCGACCAGCTGTTAATTCAAGAAAATAGAACAATGACAGCGACTGAAGTAATGCAACGTAATCAAGAGAAGATGCGAATACTTGGTCCAGTAATAGGAAGATTACAACAAGAGTTGTTAATGCCTTTAATCATAAGAGTATTTAATATCATGCTGCGTAATAAAGAATTTTTGCCAGCACCAGAAATTCTAACTAATCAACAAGTTGATATTGAATATGTATCGCCAGTAGCTTTGGCACAAAAAGGATCTCAACTTGAAAGTATAATGAGAGGATTAGAATTATTTGGATCTATATCTCAGATAGCGCCAGTAACAGATTACATTGATGAAAATGGTTTAATAAAACAAATCATCAACATATTAGGCTTACCAGCAAAAATGATTAAGTCTGATAAAGAAGTTCAAGAACTTAGAGCTGTCCGTCAAGAACAACAAGCAGCTCAAGCACAGATGCAACAAGATCAAATGCAATCTGAACAAGCAAGAAATGCTGCTCCTCTAGTGCAAGCATTAAATGGAAAACAGCAATAAAAAAATTAAAGACTTAGTAAAGCATTACAAAATAGTCTTTGGTTCCGATGAAGGCAAACAAGTCATATCGGATTTAGAAAAAAGATGTCATTACAACGTAACAACGTTCAGTAAAGACAGCTCAAACGAAACCGCATTTATGGAAGGTCAAAGATCAGTTCTTCTTTTCATAAAAGCGATGATCTCAAAAAAGGAGTAATCTATGGATCAGACAACTGCAAACGTGCAATCTGATACATTAGCAACAGCTGACGTATCGGATCAATCGCAACCTCAAGAACAAAGTATTGATTTTCAAACTTTGATCCCAGAGGAATATAAAGAAGAAAAATCTTTACATAATTTTTCTAACATGAACGATTTTGTAAAGTCTTATTTACACTCACAAAAATTAGTTGGTGCAGATAAGATACCAGTTCCTAATAAGATGGCGACCGATGAAGATTGGAACGCTGTATATGAGAGACTTGGTAGACCACAAAGTCCAGATGGATATAAATATGATCTTCCAAAAGAAACTAAGCTTGATGAGGCAACTCTAAAAGCATTTTCAGACGAAGCTCATAAGTTAGGTTTATTACCTAAACAAGCTCAAGGTATTATAAATTATTATAATAATCTTGCTGAACAATCAGAGCAATCTTCTACACTTAAAGAAGAGACAGCTAAAGCTGAGGCTGAAGTCGAACTCCGTAAAGAGTATGGACCAGCTTATGATTTAAAAATCGCTCAAGCTAGAAATCTTGCAACAAATACTTTTGGTGCAGATTTTCTACGTAACACTAAACTTGCTGATGGATCTGTATTAGGAAACCATCCTCAAGTAGTTAGAGCTTTTGCTGATCTTGCATCTAAAATGTCTGAAGACAGTATGGTTCAAGGTGAGGCTACATCTGCTATGACTATTAAAGAAATAGATAGTGAGATTGAAACCTTAACTCAACCAGGTTCAGCATATTGGGATAAAACTCACATTAACCATCGTAAAGCAGTTAGTGAAGTTCAAAGACTTTATGAACTAAAAAACAATGGCTAACGAGAAGTTTGAACCTCAAGGTGAAATTACGGATGTTGAAATTAGACTTGAATGTTTAAGATTAGCTACAGAGTTTTCACCAGAAAATGCACTGAGAGATCCATTACCAATCGCAGATAAATATTACGATTGGGTAAAGCAAAATTCTAAGCGACAATCCAAAAGGACCGCTTCGAGTAAAGTCTAATTGCCGACTATAAAGGTAAAGACGAGATCCGAGTAATCGGAAAATCAAATCGATAAATCAAACATCAATCAACTAAGGAGGACATAAAATGTCTAGCCAAATAACTACAGCTTTTGTACAGCAGTATTCAAACAATGTACAAATGTTGTCACAACAAAAAGGCTCACTTCTTAGAGGTACTGTTGATACTGAAAGTATCGTAGGTAAAAACGCTTTCTTCGATCAAGTTGGCGTTGCAACTGCTGTCAAAAGAACAACAAGACACGGTGATACACCACAAATCGACACTCCTCACTCAAGAAGAAGAGTATCATTGGTTGATTATGAGTACGCTGATCTTATCGACAATCAGGATAAGATTAGAACTCTAATCGATCCAACATCGTCATACGCAATGGCTGCTGCTTATGCATTAGGTAGAGCGCAAGACGATGAAATCATTGCCGCTGCAAGTGGTACAGCTTTCACTGGTGAAACTGGTAGTACATCTACTACTTTACCAGCTGGTCAGCAAATCACTGAAAGTGGTACAGACGGTTTAACTATTGCTAAGTTAAGAAATGCTAAAGAAATTTTTGACAGCGCATCAGTTGATCCATCAATTTCAAGATACATAGTTGTAGGACCAAAACAAATTTCTGATTTGTTAGGAACTACTGAGGTTACATCTTCAGACTTCAACACTGTTAAAGCGTTGGCGAACGGAGAAGTTAATACGTTTCTTGGATTTAACTTTATAGTGTCAAACAGACTATCAATCGCATCTTCTAAAAGACTATGCCTAGCTTACGCTATGGATGGTATCAAGATGGCAATCGGTCAAGACTTAATGACTAGAATTGATGAGAGAGCTGATAAAGGTTACTCAACTCAAATCTACGTTTGTCAGTCAATCGGTGCTACTAGAATGGAAGAAGAAAAAGTAGTCACAATTCAAGCTCACGAAGCTTAATCATAGGAGGATATAATTATGGCAAGTGTTAAAGGTGCAAACATCACTAACATAGATGCTACTCCTGTTGTTAAAGTGAGTAGCGAAGAAGCTGGAGGCAAACTAAGAGTATTTCACGATACTTATGAAGCTTCTAGTTTAGCGTCAGGATCTGACATCACTATCGCTAGAATACCTATCAATGCAACTATCCACGATGTTATCGTTAAATGCGATGCGTTAGGATCAGGTGTAACTTTAAAAGTAGGTGATAGCGGAGACGATGACAGATATATCACTGTTGTAGGTACATGGAATGTAGCTGGACAATCTCAGTCAATGTTGGCTGGTAGTTCAACAGGCGCTCCAGTACCAGCTGTAACTGGTTTAGGTTACAGAACAACTGCTGAGACTGATGTCTTAATCACAACTGGTGGCGCATCAGCTACTGGTACTATTTTCGCTTGGGTAGTTTACTCAGTTGAATAATAGTTAATTGCTTGGCGGTTTCTTGTTTAGCGACCGCCAGGCTTACAGAATTTTAATGAAATATATTTTAATTTTATATGTATGTACTTTCGCAACAACAGAACCAGTTTGTAATGGAAGTTACGTTATTGGCGAATACATGAATTGGAAAACTTGTACTTTAGAAGGTTACAAACACTCATACGTATATTTAAACGATTTTCACTTAGACGATATGGAAGATAAAAAAATAGCAATGAAATTTTATTGTAAAGAAATGGGGGTAGCATAATGGCTAGTGTAGTAGATATTTGTAACTCAGCTTTAAATTTATTAGGTGCATCAACAATTAGTGCATTAACAGATGATACTAAAAACGCTCGTTTATGTAACCAAAGATACGAGCCTATTAGAAATAGAATTTTTAGATCACATCCTTGGAACTGTTTAATTAAAAGAATACAGTTAGCTAAAGATAGTGCAGCTCCAGTAATAGAATACAGTAATCAATATACTTTACCTTCAGACTGTTTAAGAGTTTTAAAAATACACAATGGAACTACAGACAGTATCAAGTCAGATATGGAATACAGAATTGAAGGCAGAAAAATTAAAACAAATGAAGGAACTATTTATTTAGTTTACGTAGCTTTAGACGAAGATCCAAATAACTATGATGTTTACGTACAAGAAGCTATAGCTCATCAGCTTGCAGCTGACATTTGTTATGCTGTAACTAACAATGCAACACTAGCTAATAATTATATGCAAAGAGCAGATGAGAGATTAAGAGAAGCTAGATTTATTGATGCTACAGAAAATTCAGTCGGAACAATCGAGGCTAACGAGTTTACGGATGCAAGGCTCTAAAAAGAAATGGCGACTAAGCCGTCAAACTTAATCGCCATTATTGCTGTTATCTAGTGTTTTACTTTTTGCTCTTCCAGTGCGTTTAACCTCCAATGTTTGACCGAAAGAACAAATACAAAATATAAAATTAAAATAACTTTTCAAAAATCATGCCTAGAACAACTCTTGCTTTAAATTCTTTCGTTAGTGGTGAATTTTCCGCTAAATTAGACGGTAGACAAGACTTCGCAAAATATCAAACAAGTTGTAAAACTTTAGAAAACTTTGTTGTAGCTCCTCAAGGTGCAGCAGTTAGAAGAGTAGGTACAAAGTTTATAGAAGAAGTTAAAACAAGCGCTAACAAAACAAGATTAATACCTTTTGAATTTTCAACTACTCAAACTTATGTTTTAGAGTTTGGAGATCAATATATTAGATTTTATAAAGACAAAGGTCAGATATTATCTGGTGGATCTGCTTATGAAATATCGACACCTTACTTAACAGCAGAATTATTTGATATTAAGTTTGCTCAGTCAGCTGATGTTATGTACTTATGTCATCCTAACCATGAGGTACGTAAGTTAAGTAGAACTGGTCATACTAACTGGACTTTATCGACAGTATCTTTTTCTGGTTCTCCAGCTACTCCAATATCAGGTGCTAACAATAGACCAAGTTGTGTTTCATTCTTTGAACAACGTTTAGTTTTTGCAAACTCTAATAATAATCCGCAGACGTTATGGTTTTCTAAATCAGGTGATTATGAAAACATGACAACTGGTACAGCTGCTGATGATGCTATGATTTATACAATCGCATCAAACCAGGTAAACGCAATAAGATTTATAAAAGCACAAAGAACATTAATTATAGGAACTACTGGTGGTGAATTTACAGTTAGTGCTGATGGTACAGATGCAGCAGTTACACCTACAAACATTACTATTAAAAGACAGTCTACATTTGGATCTGCAAATGTTGATGCACAACCAGCTGGTAATGCAACTTTATTCTTACAAAGAGCTAAAAGAAAAATAAGAGAACTAGCTTTTAACTTTGATGTAGATGGGTATCAGGCTGCGGATTTAACTATATTAAATGAAAGCGTAACTAAAACTGGTATTAACGAAATGACATACCAGCAATCACCAGATAGTATTTTATGGTGTGTTAGAGAAGATGGAGTTTTAGCTGGTCTTACATATTTAAGATCAGAGGAAGTGGTAGCTTGGCATCGCCACATATTAGGAGGTTCTTTTGGATCTGGTAATGCTGTTGTTGAAAGTGTTGCTAGTATATCAGGTGCAATTAATGAAGATGAACTTTGGGTAATTGTAAAAAGAACAATCAATGGAGCAACTAAGAGATACGTAGAATGTTTCGCAGACTTTGAGTTTGATGAAACTACCTCAACATCTTTTAGATTTTTAGACAGTCATCTTACCTATGACGGCTCTGCCACAACTACACTATCAGGTCTTTCACATTTAGAAGGACAAACGGTTTCAATCTTAGCAGATGGTTCAGCTCATCCTGATAAAACTGTATCGAGTGGTGCTATCACTTTGGATCGTTCAGTTACAAAAGCTGTAGTTGGATTAGCTTACAATTCTGTATTACAAACAATGAGAATTGAAGGTGGAGCCGCGGAAGGTACAAGCCAAGGTAAAACAAAAAGAATTTCAAAAGTAGTATTAAGATTATTTGAAACAGTTGGTGTTAAAGTTGGACCAAGTTTATCTAATTTAGAAGCTATACCATTTAGAACTACATCATCACCTATGGGTTCACCAGTAGAAACATTATTAGCTGGAGATAAAGAAATAGAATTTAACGATGATTTTAATTCTGACGGATTTATATTTGTAAAACAAGATCAACCATTACCTTGTTCGGTATTAGCAATATATCCAACTTTAGTAACTAGTGACGGATAAGAATATAAAATTATTTGAAACTTGGCACGCTGACAAAATTATTTCTGATGGCTTAAATGATAAGCTTATGGAAATAGACGCAAGCTATGAAGATAACCGTATTTGTAATCACTCAAAACGAGGACAAGCATTTACTTATTTTATAGAAGACAAACCGATCTTCGCTTGCGGGATAGTACAATTATGGGATGGTGTGGCTGAGGCTTGGGTACTATGCGGTAGAAATGTTTTTGATGTAAAAATATTAGCCGCCAAAACAATAAAAGAATTACAAGATAAAACTTGTAAGAAGTACAAAATTAAAAGACTTCAAACATCAGTCAAAGCAGATTTTACTAGAGGATTAAGATTTGCAACCTGGTGCGGTTTTGAAGTTGAAGGATTAAAAAGAAAGTACGGACCTGATGGTACCGACTATTATCAAATGAGTGTTATATATTTATGAGTTGGGTAGGAAATGTAATAGCAGCTGTAGGCGCACTAGAAATAGGTAAAAGCAATCAAAAGCTTTACAACGAACAAGCTGCATTAAATAGAGAAAAAGCAAGAGCAAGAAGAGAAGTTTTTGAAAAAATTGAAAGACCTAGATTAGTTAAACAACAAGAACGAGCATACGCAGATACTTTTGTAGGATTATTAAAATCAGGTGTAGAAATTAGACCAGACACAACGCCTTTTTTTGTATTACAAGATATTAGAGTTAATCAAGCAACTGATCTTGCAATAGCAGATTATAATATTGCTGTTGATGCGATCGATAGAGAAAATCAATCTTTATTATTACAAGCTAAAGGTCAACAAGCTTACTCTCAAGGATTATTAGTTGCTGCTAGCGAAGGTGCTAAAGCAATCTCAGGTTATCAAGAAGCTCAAAAGGACAAAGGATAATATGGCTAAGATAGAAATTAAACCATCACAAATGAGCGTTAATGTAAGTAACAATACACCTAATCTTAGCTCATTAACTATACCAGTAGCATTTGCACAACAACTTGGAGCAAATGTTAGTCAAGCAGCAAAACAATTTGATAAGATAAAAGAAGATCAAAGAAAAATTGAGGATCAAAATAGATCTTGGAAAATTATATCTGAAAAAAGAAGAGAAATAGATAAAGCTTTATTGATTGCTGGTAACAAAACAAATTTAGATGAAGCTGAAAGTATTTTAAATGACGTATATGAAATAGATCTAAGTAATGAGCGTAAAGATGTACAATACGCAGTAAACCAATATTTGGTTAAAAATAAAATAAAAGATCGTTCAAATATATTTAAAGCTGTTACTGCTAAAACTGCTGAAGAAACATTATTAAATGATAATGATTTTTTAATAAATAATTTTCAAAAAAGAATATCACCAGTAGATAATGAAAGAGCAGCTGCCGATAGAGATTTTTTAAGTTGGTTTGATGATCCTATTAATAAATCTAAAAGATCACAAAAAGATCACGATGATTTAAAAAATAAATACGAAATTTTAAAAGCTGAAGCTCTTAACAAACTTGATATTGAGAGAACACCTTTTCAAGTTTTATTAAATGCAGAAGAAATTAAAAAGAACTTTGGTCCACAAAAAGGTGAGCTTTATTTAAAACAAGCACAAAACAAACTTTTATCAGATTTAGATAGCTATTTAATTTTTGAAGACAAACAAATTGATGAAAGATCTAAGAAACAAATAAGTTTGTTTAGTGAGTTTGCTGTTAAAATAACTGAAAAACAAGATGCTCCTACATTTTTAGAATTAGAAGATTTAAAAGATAAAGGCTCTATAAACTCAGCACAATATGAAGCTTTAGTCGGAATAATGATGGATGATGATAAGCTTACAAACGAGGAGCTTACTAACCAAATTAATAATCAAATAGTTATTGCTGAAAACGTTAATGAACTAGATGATATAAACAATGTATTATCTTCTTCTCAAGAAATTTTAGGAAATGTTGCAGTAAAAGATATAGCTGTTTACAACAAATTAATTTCAATACTTAAACAAGATCCAACTAAGCATGAAGATTATAAAAAACTATATAATGTATTAAGAGCTAATCTGAATGATCTTGGAGGTTTAGCTGATGTATTAACTGGTCCAGGCGGCATAACTCCAGCTGATAAAATAGAAACTGGTGATGCTTTATCTAGGTTTAATAGTTATGTTTCTAATGGTATGCAGCCAGAAGATGCTTACGTAAAAGTTATTTCAACTATCACAAAAGAAAAAATACCTGATGTTTATTCACCTAATTTAAAACCTCTTTATGTCGGTATTGATGACATAAAAACGGACATACAAAAAAATCCATCAGAATACTTTAATAATAAAATTGCTGAAGTTGCTAAAAAGTTGAGTAGAGGAGAAATTAAACCAGATGATTTCTTCGAGGATGTAGAACGTATAGATATGTTAAGAAATGTTTATAACGTTAGAGTTAATGTACTTGGTGCAGATAAAGCTTTAGAACCTAAAGCAACAGATGAAATGAACATTAAAGAACTATTACAAAGTTTATCGAGTAAAACATAATGACATTTAATTATATAGAAGAAGCTTTAAACAAACAGACTGAACAAGATTTTAAAAAGTCTAGTGTTTATAAAATAGCAAAAGAAAACAATGTTGATAGTGCTGTATTAGAAGGCAATCAACCAGATGAAAACGCTGGTCTTATTAAGTTTCAAGAATTAGATCAACACGATAAAACTGTTTATTTAAGAGACGTTGTAGATTTTGTTCAACAGTTGCCTAAAGATACAATGATAGGTCTAGGTAAAGGTGCAACAAATGCTGCTCACATACTTAATAATCTAACTAATGTATTAGGTATTAATCCTGACGATAGCTATGAATTTATCCAGGAAAAACTATCTAAACAAAAACAAGCATTAATGAATATGGAAGAGGAAAGTCCATTAATTAATAAACTTATAAGTATGTTGCCTCAAGGTACAATGTATACAGTACCGATTTACAATAAATTAAAAGCAGCTGGTATTCCTAATAGTTATGCGTTTCCTATTTCTGCTGCTATCGGATCAACTTTAGGTTTCGATAAAACAGAAACATTTTTTGTAGATAGCAAATTAATGCAAGCAACG